AAAATTATGGAAATACGCAATATAAGGATAAATCCAAGCAGTGTTTTGAATTTAATCCAGTTGAAACTACATGTCCTATAAATCCATTATCAATAAAAACTGTTCCAATTCAACAATAAACTAATACGATTAATTATATTATAATATATTTTTTACTAATATAATATAAATGTATTTGGATAAATTTGTTCATAACTCTACTGGCAAAATAATAATGTCTTTATTATTAGGATTGGGATTAGCAACTTTTTTTAGATCGGTTTGTAAAGGAAAACGTTGTCAAATAATTGCAGCTCCACCAATGGAGGAAATTGAAAATCAAACTTATCGTTTTGACCAAAAATGTTATAAAATGGAAAAACATGCTGTTAAATGTGATAAAACAAAAACTATTGTTAAAATCTAAAATTTTGCGTAAATTTTGAAAGTAGATGAATCTTTAGATAATATATGGCCGAAATTAATACTACAAGTATAAATGATTTACCCACTGATCCAGCAAATGGCGGATCCATAAATGGCAATATTAATATAATTACAAATGAAACATCTGTTTTACATCAGGCACCAAGTTCCTCCGGTTTAACATTAGATCAATCTACTATTAGTCAAATTGTAAATGGTTTACAACAAGCCAGTTTAGCAGGAGCTACATCTTTACCAAGTAGAGATATTCCTTTAACTACAACACAACTAACAAAAGATCCACAGGTGCAAGTAAATTATATTCCTCCTCCTACGAATCATGATTATATATTAGAAAATGATGATGATATTGATAACTATTATCAACAAGAAAAAATAAAGAATTCACTAGATTCGTTATATGATGAATTACAAGCCCCTTTATTATTAGCCATTCTATATTTTTTATTCCAATTGCCTATTTTTAAAAAATATGTTTATAAATATTTACCATTTTTATGTCATTCGGATGGAAATTATAATATAAATGGCTTATTATTTACCTGTGCCTTATTTGGATTAATTTATTATTCTTTATCAAAGACCGTAAAAACATTTGGTAAATTTTAATAACACCATATAATATATAATATATGATTGAATTAATAAATGAAATATCAGAAAATCAGGCGGATCTAATTAAATCATTTGCTATCTTTTATTTATTATTAGTAGGAAACTATATAGCTAATAGCATATTCACATGTTATCAAATTAAGTTTATTAAAATTCATAAAACATTACAAATATTTATAGCATTTTTATTATTTTATTTTTTAGTTACATTAGTGTCGGACACTGGTAAAAAAGAGTTTATCCCTCCTATTGAAAAATTATTATACTCGTTTTTATATTTTACTGGATTTATGTTATTAATGCGTTTAGATATGTTTATCTCAACAATTGTTTTAATTTTAATTTTTATGTTATATTTTATTGAATTAAATAAAGACTATTATTTAGAAGGAGATAAAAATATTACCAACGAAAAAGATAGACAGATATATAATAGCAATAAATATTGGATAACTATAAATTGGCCATTTAAATTAAAATTATTTCCTGTTAAAAATGATCACTTTAAAATAATTAATAAAATAGAAAATATTGTGTACTATTCAATTATTGGTTTGTTAGTTGTGGGCTTTATATCTTATGGAGGAGAAGTAAAAAATACTTTAAATTATAAAAAAAATTTAACATGGGTTGATGTTATATTTGATTCACAAATATGTAAAATAAAAAATAAAAAACCATTTTGGGACTATTTCAAAATTGGATTAGGATTGCCACTATAATATTTTATTTATGATTAAACATATAAAATAATTATTTAAATATAATTCATTAATTAAACTAAATTTATGTTTAGTATTTACGATATAAATTCACAAATAAAAATGTTATCAGGAAATATTTTTAATATGGTTATTTTTGATAAATTTAAAACTGGTAATACCATTACAGATACGATGATAACCACATTTGTATTAATGTTTATGACTTATGGGTTTCAATTTATAAATGATAATATTTTACAATATATTAATATAAAAACATTATCTTATAGTAATTTATTTAATATATTTTATGTAAAAAATACTATTGAATATGAAGGTAAGATTTCATCATGTACAAATTTTTATGATAGTAGAATAAATAATACGAGTGCATTTAGTGATAGATTTAAAGCATTATGGGTACATATAATTGATAATATAGGTGATAATAAAACTATTAATTTTATAAAAGAATATAGTTTTACTAACCCATCTAAGTTTTCTTGTAAAGAAGGGCGTGATCTAGGAATTTATATGGTAATACAGAATGAAAAATTTATAATTTCAAAAGAGCTAGAAATATATGCATATACTTCTATTAATGCAGAAACTCAAGAAATAGATGATAAAGAAACAGTAAAAAAAACCAAGTCAACTAGTAAAATTGAAAAAATACGCATAGAATTATTTTCTTACAAAAGCTCTGTAAAACAAATAAAAGATTATGTAGAGACTTTGACAGCACAATATATATCTTCTATTGAAGATTTAAGGGAAAATAAAAAATTTATTTATACATTAATAAAAACCAAATATGAAGATCATATATCAGAAATGTGGGATGAAACATTATTTTCTACAACAAGAACGTTTCGTAATTTATTTTTTTCTGGAAAAAATAATGTAATTGATAAAATAGACTTTTTCTTAAAAAATATGGAATGGTTTTATGAAATGGGTATCCCTTACTCGTTAGGGATAGGAATGAGTGGGCCACCAGGAACAGGTAAAACTTCTCTAATAAAGGCTATTGCAAACTATACTGGACGACATGTTATTGTAATATCATTAAAATTAATAAAAACCAAAAGACAATTAGATAGTATATTTTTTGAAGATAGATATAATTCTGATAATAAAAAAGGCAGCATTACTTTTGATAAAAAAATAATTGTTTTTGAAGATATAGATTGTATTGGAGATATTGTTTTAGATAGAGAGAAGAAAAAAAATATGACAACAACTGGATTAGGAACAAAGTTAAATTTTCAAGAATTAACAACTAATTCCAAAATAAATATGGGAGATTTATTAGAAACTATTGCAGCAACCGATAATCAAAAAGAAAGAGAAAAATTTTGTCAATTGCCTAAATTACCTGATGAAGAACCAATTACATTAGATGACATTTTAAATTTATGGGATGGAATCCGAGAAACGCCTGGAAGAATTATGATTATTTCTTCAAATCACTATGGAGATTTAGATCCAGCTTTAGTTAGACCAGGAAGAATAGACTTAACATTAGAATTATCAAATACAACACATGAAATAATAAGAGAGATGTATAAACACTTATTTAAAGAAGAAATTGATATAAATAATGAACAATTATTAAAAATAGAGAATAAATTTTATTCTCCAGCTGAAATAATAAATATTTTTATTAATGAAGAAAGAAATAAGGAAAGATTTCTTGAAAGATTAGCGAAAAATGAGCATGTTTAAAAAAGAAAAAATCATTAAAAAAATATGCCTTTTCTTTTCTTAGTTTTAGACTTTCGGGTTTTAGTCCTTTTGGTTTTGTTAGTTGATAGATTTTCTTTTTCTTTTTCTTTTGCTTTTTCTTCCTTTTTATCAACTGGACGATAACGCAAAAACCATTCATCATATTCTGGTTTGCCCCTTAATCCTTTTAACTCTGAATATTTTTCCGCTTTTTCTGCACGCATTTCTTCCACGGTTTCTTGATGTCCAATACAATTTATACTAAAACGTCTTAAAAGACCCTTTTGTACTAATCTATTTTTTTCCTGTGCTTGAAATAGATAAGTAGCCATACATAAGATACGATCCTTATCATAATAAGGCCGATTAGCGTATAAAAATGCTAAATAAAAACTAAGCATTGTATCAATTGTTGCAACCTTAATATCATAACCATCATGTTTAATTATATTATAACTGTGACATGCTATCGGTTGATAAATAAAAGCAACTGTATCATTTGCCACTTTTATTTCATAATGAGGAGCAATAATTTCGCCAACACCTGGTCTTTTTATAATTTTAACATTTTTAACATCAATATCAGCTAGTCTTTCTTTTACAATTTGTGCAGTCAGTATTGGATCTTCTGATAACACGTCAAAATCTGGTATTTTTTCCAATTTATGACGTAAATTTTTGGGCATATATTGGGAATACATAGAAAGGGCATATCCTCCAAAAAACACCACACCTTGATCCATTAATGTGCGTTGTACATTATCATAAATTTCTTCAGCACCGTGACTATCCGACATTTTACGTTGGAATTCAATTTGAGCACATTGTTTTCCAGTAAGTGGATAATGTTTATTCAAAAGAGTTAATCTTTTTAAAACCTTTTCCCAGCGACTAACATCTCCGGCAGGCCTTGATAATTCTAAATACATTCCCATACGGAGAAGATTGGGAGGAGCATATAAAATACCAGCAACTTTTATTGCCTCTTTTTTTATGGAATTAAATAATTCTTTGGGTAAAGAAGTAATATCTGCTACAGGTATAAAATCAACAAATACTTTAAAGGTTCCATGATGTTGTCCAGCTTTTGCTTCTACTTCAACAAATCCATTTTCAACATAAATATCTGTTAGTTCCTTTGCATCATTAAGTGCGTTGGCGCTGTAAAAATCATAATCTGGAATTTCAATATCCTTATTATAAAATTGATCTTGTTTAGGTAAAATATTATTAATAGCTGTACCACCATAACAGATAAGCTGTTTTTTACGCAAAAAATTTTCTACTATACTAATAATACGTTTAATTTCTAGAGAATTGGCACTTTTCCGACCCTGTCGTTCTTCAGCTTTATCAACAGCTTGTCTTAAAATAGCCAATTCACAATCACTAAATGTTAGGCCATTACATACATTATCTTTTCTCATTTATATATTATTAATATAAATTATTTATATATAAAATCATATCAGGTCCAGTTCTAAATAAAAAAATGCGAGTTTTAATTAGATAGTAAATTTGTAAAAATCAGATTGTACGTTACGAGGAGCATAAGATAAAGCTGGATTTTGCTGTGGTGGTAGAGGTATAGTAACAGGAATATACCGTAATTTTTCCGGCTTTAAAACAAACGCATACCCACTATCATCAAAGAATATATCATTTTCTTCTACATTTACATCAATTTTTTGATATCTCATGGCTAAGAGCTGACAACCTGTTTCTCTCATAACTGAGGAACTTGGATTTGCTGGATCTGAACCTTTATCAGGCATTCCAATTGTCATATTTTGTTTATTAAATTCAGTTAATTCTTCAATATCAGGACTTTGTTCAATATCAGTATAGTGAAGAGCCCTCATAAAAACTGAATTACTTGTCATATTAACAAATTCATAAAATTCTTGACATTCCAAAAAAGCAGTATTTGATCTTTCAACTATAATAACAACTTTTCCGAGTAATTGCCTTATCGGTACAAGTCCAAAATTTTTACCATAAAATTCAAAATCATACTCTTTATTTAATAATATTTGATCATAATTTTCTAAAAGTTTTGCAAAATTTTGATACATTGTCTGGTTTTCACTTTTAATTCGGAAATGAAGAATAATAGGATCTTGTGCATTAGGAGCTGTTCCTGTTGAAAATGCATAATCCCGAACAATATTCATTACGTCAACAAAATTGATATAATTAAATGTTTCTTTAACATAATAACTATCACTTGTAGATGTAGCTACAACGGGTTGATCATCAATAGAAAATATCTCAAAATCCAATCCTCTAACACCTTGTTTTAATAAATCCTTTAAAACACAAGTATCAACAAAATCATTTTTGTAATTACCACCGCTGCAACAATTATAAGCAGTCTTAATATAATAATCTCTAAATAAATAATCAAATTGATTAGAACTATCAATTGATTTAATTTTACCATTTAATGTTCCATATACATTATCCATTAAACTGCATTCACTTCCTCTTAAGCGAGCATAGTAAAAATAATATAAAAATGCAATAATTATGATAATAAGAGTAATAATGCTAATTAATATAATTGCTGTATTTTCTTTCATTTGGGCAACATTTGGAATAGCAGAATTTAATGATCCTCCAACTTCAGTCGGCATATTATATTATATAAAGACAAAGAATATATTATTTGATTTAATTTATATATAATTTGATCTAAAAATGAGAAATAAAAATGCATTTAGAAATAATAAAATTATATTATGATGAATAAAGAATTAAATATATTATTATACTTATATAAAAATGGCGGGCGGATTAATGCAGCTTGTATCTCAAGGACAACAAAATATTATTTTAAATGGTAACCCTAGTAAATCTTTTTTTAAAGCAACATATCATCAATATACAAATTTTGGCCTTCAGAAATTTCGCGTAGACTATGAAGGGTCAAAAACATTGCGACTATCGGAGCCATCAGTTTTCACATTTAAAATACCACGGTATGCAGATTTATTAATGGACAGTTATATATCAGTATTTTTACCTAGTGTTTGGAGTCCAATTTTACCTCCTCAACAAATTACTCCAGAATCTACTGCACAGGGTTTAGGCAATATAGAGCAGTGGGCACCTTATGAATTTAAATGGATAGAAAATATTGGAGCCAAAATGATATCTAAAATACAAATAACTTGTGGAAATTATACATTACAAGAATTTTCAGGAGATTACTTATTAGCGGCTGTTCAACGTGATTTTTCTGCAGAAAAAAAGGCATTATTTGATATAATGACGGGAAACATTCCTGAACTAAATGATCCTGCAAATGCTAATTCTCGTGTAAATTCTTATCCTAATGCTTATTATACTGGTGATTTAGCTGGTCCAGAGCCGTCAATAAGAGGGAGAATATTATATATTCCTTTAAATGGATGGTTTGGATTAAAATCACAAATGGCTTTTCCTTTGACATCTTTACAATATAATGAATTACATATAAACGTTACATTTCGCCCTTTAGATGAATTATTTGTGATCCGTGATGTATTTGATGCTACAAATAATTATCCATATATAGCTCCAAATTTTAATTCATGGTATATGCAATTTTTTAGATTTATTCAACCTCCTCCGGATATAGCAGTTGCTATAGATTCATATTCAGATCAAAGAACTTTATGGAATGCTGATATACATTTGAATTGTACATATTGTTTTTTATCAAATGAGGAAGAGCGTTTATTTGCTTTACAAGAGCAAAAATACTTAATTAAACAAGTGTATGAGCGAATATTTCCAAATGTAACGGGCCCGAATAAGGTTGAATTAGATTCTTTAGGAATGGTTGTAGATTGGTTATTTTATTTTCAAAGAAGTGATGCTAATTTAAGAAATGAATGGTCTAATTATACAAATTGGCCTTATAATTATTTGCCAGTAAATTGTTTGCAAGCTCCTACAAACGGAAACTATACAATTTATAGATCAAATGGAGGGACATTTACTTCGGTAAATATAGGACCAGGTGTAAATCCCGATGGCACTTTAACTGGTCTATTAATAAATCCAACGTATAACTTACAAAATGAAAAATTTATTTTAGTTGCGTTAGGTATTTTATTGGATGGCTCTTATAGAGAAAATATACAACCGGCTGGTGTATTTAATTATATAGAAAAATATTTAAGAACATCTGGTAATGCACCTGATGGTTTATATTGTTATAATTTTTGTATTCATACAAATAATGCGGATTTACAGCCATCCGGAGCGATGAATATGAGTAGATACAATCAAATTGAATTAGAATTCACTACAATAATTCCTCCCTTGGATCCATTGGCTCAAAGTTTGACAGTATGTGACCCAGAAACTGGTAATATAATTGGTGTAAATAAACCAACATGGCGTATTTATGATTATAATTTTGATTTACATTTATTTGAAGAGAGAATAAACGTAGTTAATTTTATTGGAGGAAATGTGGGTTTGATGTATGCGACATAA